TCTTGCGCAGGTGCAGTTGGCGTACCAGATTCAAAGATGCGACGCCCCATCAGCTGTGCGCCTGTGCTTTGATCAGCGGCCGTTGCGTACTCTACATCAAATGTGTAATCCTCGTCACCCGTAGTCTGATCGGCAGCAACGCTAACCGAGAATACAACTGCTACCGGCTCACCGTTGCCTACGCCGCGAGCGACGCTAAGATCAATAACGTTGGTGCCTGTAGCGGTAGCCGTAAGCGCCTGCGCATCGGATAGTTCTAATAAGCTATCAATATACATTTTATATCTCCTTAAACTACACGGGCTTCGGCAACCGTTAGAACGTCCTGAAGACGAACCGGAATACCTAAGAACTTAAGCTGGTGAATGGTGCGGCCAAACTGGTTCAAGCCTTCTTCAATTGTTACTGCGCTGTTGCTCTTATCAAGAGCCGCAACGCGCAAGTGAGACGCTAGCGTTCTATTTACATAGAAGGCGGCCTTCACCGTATCAATCGCTGGGATATGATCAATAGCACGAGACATAAGTTTGATAACAGCTGTTGAAGCTGAAGCTGCTTGTGTACCTGTTGCGCCAATCAGATCAGAATTGTCGATGTTCGCAATACGGACGCCATAACGCCAATCAGCAACAACCAAACCTTGATCTAGGCCAAACAAGTCTTTGTATGCCCGGAATGGGTTACCATTGGCGTCGTCGACGTCATCGATACCTAGGTCCTCGTGACTCAAGCCAACCATAGAGCCTTTCGGATAGATGCCGTGAATGGTTTCAGGCCCCCAGCCAATCAACCATACTGACATATTGTCTGTACTTGTACCGCCTGCGTCAATAATGTTATCGGCGTTAGCTGCTGACAGGTCATTGTAACGGTTAGCTAGACCAACATACTCCTCAGGGCTTGATGCCGAACCGTAGAACAGCGTGGTTGCTGCTGTCTGGCTCATGCCTTCAAGGTGTGCGCGCGCTTTCTGTAGGCGATACGCGCCAACGTCTGCTTGTAAATTAGCAAGCTTAACATCAACATGAGAGCGACCTTCAAGCATGGCGGCATTTTCGGTTACCTGAGCCTCTGTGGCTTTCTCAGGTGGCGTACCTTGGTTCATCTTGCGATAGTAGCCAGTAGGTAGACCTGTTCGGATTGTGGTTTGGTGGCCTGTGGGCAAATTACCCTCAACCATAACCATATCCTCTAGTGCTTTGTTGGTTTGTGACAGCATTTCAACAATGCTGGCAGTTTTGCCATCTGGGTCGCGGGTTTTGGCCCAGTCCAGCATGGTAGGCAATGTAGTGCTTAAAGTTGCCATAAGTTAATTACTCCTAGTTATCCGTAAAATAATTGCGACAATGACTTTTTGACCGCTGGCTTTGACTTCTTGCCAGCAACTGCCTTCGGCGCTTTGCGTTTAAGTTTTTTCTCTGGCTTTGCGTTCTTGATCTCATGGTATTTAGCCGCCTCTATTAGTGCGATAAAACTCTGCGGATCTGTAATTGCTGCAATGCTTTCTTGCGTGTGACCAATCGAGATAGCGTAATCGTACGCTTTCTTTTGGTCAGCTTGTGACGCCTTCTCACTGCCTTGCCAGTCTTTAAAATGATTAAATACAGCTTGGTTAGTCTCTTCTAAAACCTTCGCGTCTACTTTAGACTTAGCCTTACTCGCTTGTTTGCGTAGCTGCTCAATCTTCTTTCGTCGCTCTTTGAATTTAGATTCAACTTGGCGCATCTCGCTATTGCTAACGAAATCATCCCAGTCTATATTTTTCTCATCCTCATCAAGAAAAGCTTCCAGGGTGCTGGCTTGCTCTAAAACGCTGTCAATATCTGACATTCGCGCTTTTAGTTCTGCCGTTTCCGCTTGTCGCTTTCTTGTATAGTCAGCGTGTAACAGTTGGTTTTTCTTAAGCTCTTTGAACTCGTCTAAAGTTATTTTCTCATCACCGATAAGAAAAGCTTCGCCTTCGCTCTCATCTTCTTCAGAATCGCCTTCTGACTCTTCTAACTCTTCGCCATCTTCGGCGGGGTCGGTTGACTCTTCTAATTCTTCAGTTATCTCTTCGAGGTCATCAGTATTAGCTTCGTCGGCGCTAAGTTCACTAGGAGTATTTAGCATAATTAACCTTTAAAAAATTTTTGTTTAAGCTTGCCAAGCCTTGACAGCTCTTGCTCCGCTATTTTCCCATTATTGACAATCTCGGTCAAGGTCTGGTCTAGCCAAGCAATTGTTTGCAGTTTTCGCCATACTTCACGGCGTTCATCGTCATCTTTAAAGCCTGTGTTTTCGAACTTGAACATCAAATCAGCTTTCATTTGAATAAAAGCCTTTTCTGACATTAGTTTCTCTTGATAACTGTAAGCGTCTCGCCCTTCGGTATACGCCTCTACCAATACCTTTTCTTTTTCGTCGCTCATGCTTTCCCCTTATACGTCTGGCGTCTTGTTTATTAGCTCTGAGCTGTATTGTAACTCCAGCTCATTCATCTTTGCTATCATGTCGGCATTGAACTGCCGTTGGTCTTCAGCAAGTTTAGCATTGAATTGGTTCTGCTCTTGCAGCATCTTCGCTAAATCAAGCTCGTTCTTCTGCTGATTGCTCTGCTCTTTTATTTGAGTATTCAGCAAGCTTGCTTGTGCCTTGACTTGTTCTGCCTGTGCTAGCGGGTTTTGTTGCTCTAGCTGCATTTTGGCCTGCTCTGCGAACGTCAATAACTGCTCGTACTGAGCCATGAGTGTTTCTTCTGGTATTTCAGGATTGTTAAAGAACTGACTGGTATCACGCTGCCCCATCGTCTTTACAGCTTTATCAAGCATATTATAAATCTTAACATCATCCGTTAATGTTGAGCCCGTCGCTTTAAGCTGTTGAGATATAGCAAGTAACGTACTCATGTTCGCCATCACCTCGTCATCACTTGCACCGATACCTACATTAGAGACCGCTTGATGATCATAGCGCCACATTGATGGGTTGATTTCCATCTCGCGCCCAAGCACTTTGATTTCCATCTTTGAATCTTGAAAGTGAGTAAGTAGCCAAGCCACACCCTCGTAAAGCTTCTTAAACCCCGTCTCAGCAAACACCCGCATGACAAGCTCAGTCTTTGCCGCGCCTTCGTCCTGTACGCCTGTGAAGCGCGTGGCGGTCTCGTCCTGTAACGTGTCAGAACTTAGCCCTTGCGAAGCCATGAGCGTTCCTGTGCGCTGCGACCTTGCGAAGTCCATATACTGAATTACTTGCAGCGTCTTATCTGCTACGTATGGCGTTTCTAGCGCTGCAACAGCTTGCCGCACGTCACCCTTAGTCCGAATGATACCGTTGGAGCGCTGCGTCAACACGTCATCTACGTTTGTATTTGTCGTATTAACAACCGTTCTACCGCTATTAACGCGATAAGTGTTATCAACCATTCCGCGCACCAGCGCCGTCTTAACGTCTTGCGTCTTAAGCGTAATTTCTGCGCGTGACTTACCGATCGCCTCGTCTGGCATAAGGATAGCTGACCATAGCGCATAGTTTACGTGGTCAAAAGGCTCATCCTCAAGTAATGTAGTACCGCAATAGATAACCTTTCGACGCTCTGCAATACCATCACCATCACGATCAATCTTGACGCAACGAGTGCTGACTAAAACAAGTTCGCTCGCTGGGTCGTCTACGTCTGCGTATTGGTTTTCGCTTGAGTTGTGCGTGCGCTGCGTAGAGGCAGTAAGACTCATAACCGTTTCTTTGTTGAAGCCTGCGCTAATAAGATCGCTCTTACTGACAAGCTCGTCGTCACCAATAATCTCTGCGTCGTCTTCGCTTGTAGCGTTACGGCTAATAATGAAGTTGTCCGTTGGTATCGATGTAATCTTGACGCCTTTTGTGGTCGTCTTGATCTTAAACTCTAGGTCGATACCATCGTCGCCCGCTTCATCTTTTACTAGGTCAATATCAGTGTCGTCTCGTTGATCATCTTCAAGCATCACAAGCTTGATATTAGCTGCCTCCGCTTCGGATAACCCTGAATATTTACGCTCCAATACCTTCTCATCTTCGCACCAGTCATACCGAACGGCTGCAAACTTCTTAATCTCACCTGTCTTGATCCATGAGTGCATAAGCCTAAAGTAGCTAGGCTGGTGTTTAATCACCCACTCTACCAAGGCGGTCTTGTCTCTAGCTTCCTGCGCCTCGCGCGGGTTGCCTGTGTTGGCCTGGAACTCTAAAACGCTAGACGAGCTCAGGAAGGTGCGAACGTGACTAGGCATGTCAGCCTCCACCACATCTTGAATATCCGTAGATTGAACTGTTGAGTGACCTTCGACTTCGTTCCACGGATCAGAGTTATATCGACGCATCACTTCGTCATTTATCTGCTTTAGCTCGCTAGCGTAAGATTGCGCGTCGACATCAGCGGCAATAATTTTACTTATGTAATCTTGCTCGTTCATCATGGTCATATAATCATTGCCTTCGGATAATTTAATTCTTCCCATTCGTTAAGCTGCGGGATATATAGAGACATCATTAGCGAGTCTGCCATGTTGGGTGATGGTATTTTTAACGTTTTCATATCTAGCTTGCTCATAATTTGATATAAGCCTCGGTTGTTCGGCTTGCGCGGTATTCTACACACCTCTGCCTTTAAGCGGTCTATATCTTCGATACCGCTTGTGTCCAAGCTTATCATGTCGTCAGGGTCTACATACTCACCCTTTACTACGCATCTGTACGTATTATAAAACTTTTGAGCAAGCATCATATAGTATTGAGACCTGTTATTTAAAAAGGTCTCTGAATAGGTCTTCTGGTTATCGTCCTTCTGGTCTAGCTCTTGCCATACAAAATCAGCATTATCTTGCCCCGCTCCAGACAAAGAGCCCTTAAACATATGCGAATCTACGCGAATGCCTTTGAATGCGTCAGCCACTTGCCGCTTTAGGCCTGTTCCACATCCGTCACCGTCCCACACAAACCAATCCGCGCCGTCCTGAATAGCTAAGCCTGTAGCCCAATCGCAACCCTCGTCAATCTCGCCTGTGTCCTTGCAGATTAGGCGTTTGATAATAGAGCCGTGTCGTAAAGCGTAACCTTTAGCATCGTTACCCGTGTCGCTCGGATCGTGCGCAGCTACAATAGCGCCTTTAGGTTCGAATGCTTTTTCAAGGTGCGGAAGTTTGTGCGCATCTAATGCGGCTTCAAACCATTCCAGTTTGATAATGCTATTCTCAACGCTGTCATTCGTCTCGCCTAACCAGATATGGTTATACTCCGCTCTCGATTTGGTTTCCAAGTGCTTAAGCCGTAACAGCTCCAAGTTCTCAGGAAAAAACGGGTTGTCTACGTAATTCGCTTTGATAATTATATGCAAATCATCTTCGTAATACCCGTTCCTGCTAAGCTCGTTCTCAAACGGCTTAATAAATTCTTGGTAGACAGGGTCAGCGCTTGATGCTGGATTGAACGTCAGCCATAATTCAGCGCCATCTTTTCTGAGGATCGTGACTGGGAAAC